TCATTCGTTTAGGTTCACCAGTAATCTATATGAAACCTCGAAATGAACTCTTAGGTCAAGTTTGGATTCAACAGGAAGATACTGCCAAACGATTCAATGCTTCTACTGTTATGGGTTTTGTAATTGTACCATCTCAGCCATTTGGTTTTAACTATCTTGGTGGTAAACTTCTCTCTGCCATTTGTACCAGTCACGAAGTAAGAGAAATCTGTAATAAAAAATATGACATGAATGTTTGCCTATTTGAAACTACTAGTTTGTATGGAAGTACCAAAACGGTATCTCAATATGATGGTATGAAGCCTTACATTCGTTTCCGTGGATTAACTGAATCGGATATTGTGCCCATGATGCACGGAGAAAGATATACTGATTTGAAATCTTTTGTGGAAAGTAAAGTCGGAGATTTATTGGCAGGTGATACTTCAAGTACCAGTAGAAAACTGAGAACATTTACCAAGATGATTGCTCTTACTAAAGCAGCTTTAAAAGGAAGTTCTGAAGGGGAGGCATTCCATTTAACGATTGAGAACGCCAAAAGGTTGACAGAAAAGAAAAGATATTATACTTCTGATTATGGATTTAAGAATTCAGTAGATTACATGAACTGTAAAACTGATACATTGATTCCTGGCGAGAATTATCACAAACACGAATTGTCTAACATTATTGAATGGTGGCGGAGTAAAGCTATAAATAGATACGAAACTCTCAAATCTGAGGGTAGATTGAGAACAGAATTAGAAATCTGGACCTCAGGTAAAGACATTCAAATTATCAGATAAAGAATGGCAGACATAAAAAAATCACTCGATGAAGTATTGGCTAATTATGTAATAAAAGAAACTGTCAATACTAAAGATAAAATTACAAAGCTTCCAGTTGTAAGATATGTTGTTATTGTTCCAAAATTTGTAAAAGCTGGAGACAAAAAAAGAACAGACCATCAAATTGATATTGAAGAAAGTTTAAAAAAGAAATTAGGTAATGCTTTATTTAAAAAATCTGTTAATCTTAACGGTAGAGTACCTATTCCAGGTTCAAAAAATTTCTTAGCAACAACCATTGATGATACTAAAACAACTTACCTTATAGGTTTAAAAGAAGAAGCAAATGCATTAAATCTTTTGCCTGGAAAAATTAATCCAAAAAATCCTGTTGTTGGTGTTTGGTTAACTGCAAAAGAAATGAAAGATAGAATACTGGATCATATTGATAGTAATACTAGTATTTCTGACAAAGATAAACAGTCATATCATGATTTGTTAGATGATGCAATAAAGCCTTCAACAAATCCCATCAAATATACTGTTCCAAAAAATGAGAATAATGCCGAATTTTTTGAATTAGTTAGTGCTATTAATCTAGCGTCTTTATTAAAAGTTAAAAATAATTATATTACTGATACTTTGTTGGATATGCCAGATAAGTATAAATCTATATTAGGTAAAAAACCAATCAAAATTTATATTCCAACCTCTTCAACTTTTGCCCTTCTAGACTTCTTTATTGATTTTAGAGGAGTATCTTCAAGTTCTTCTTACAAACAAGAAGGTAAAGAAGCAAGGTCTTTAAAAATAAGTGTTAAAGCTAAATTAGGAGCAGCAAAACCTGGAAAAGAAGCTACAGGCGATACTAATACTATTAAATTTAAAGATTTGTTTAACAGTAAATTAAAGAATGTTGACAGATGGTATAACGAATTAAGTAAATGGTCTTTAACTGATTTAAAAAAGCAACAATACGGTCCAAAACAAATTGCATATTATGGTGTAGAAAGTGATATTAATACAAATATCGGAACATTGTATCCAATAAAGGCATTAGGCCAATTATTGAGTAAAGGTTCGGATAAATCTAAAATGAAAAAACAACTTGCAAAAACTTTAGTATCTTTTGGTCAAAGAAAAATAGGAAACTTTTCACTTAAAACTAAGTATACTAACGATGAAGTATCTGATGCATTTACTGAAGTTATAATTGATTTGTCTCCAAAAATTCAAAATTATAGAAAAGATGATCCATTAAAATCAACAATGGTAACCAATCCTGAAAGCTTAAAAATTGTATTAACTACTCTACCTTTAATTTTAGAAACCACTAAAGTTAAACCTAAAGATGTTAAATTAAATGTTGCTAACGTTGGTGTAATCTGTGAGAGAATATTACAAAATTCTTCAGATGAAAAATCTGAAACAAAATATAATTTTTATTATATGTTCTATGACCAAGTTTTAGAAAAAAAACATATCATATACTCAGTTCCCACAAGATTTGGTCCTGACCAATTAAAATTTAAATATTTGGCAGCAGCAAATTGGTTACAAGAATATAAAGATTGGCAAGGAGATATTCAGAAAGCTTGGATAAGTCTAAGAGGAAAAAGTAACGCAAATCATCTTGGTGATTATGGTGCTTTAGGTATAAGTGTATAAGGATAAAATATGGCATTAATTGACTTTGACAAACTAGCAGCACAATACGCAGACGATAATGACTTTGGCTTCTCCGCAGTATCCGAAGAAGAATACAATTCGGTCATCAATACTACCACAAAAACAGCAGAAGATTATAAAGCACGTCTTGCCGAAGTAGAGAAGATTGTGATACCATTCCTCACTAAGTTACACCAGACCGGAGACAAAGAATACATATATTGGCCTAATAGAACACCTATTATAGAAAAACAAATAGAGAGAATTTTAAAACTGACTAGAGATTAATTATGACCGCAACTGTGATTATACCAACTACCGGGGCTGCAACGGTACATGAAGCAATTAAATCTGTATTAAATCAAACCTACGATACCAAATGTTATATTGTTTGTGATGGACCAGAGTTTGTTTATGCTGTAAAGAATCATATTAAACAATTTGAAAGTCATCCAAAATATAAAAATATTATATTGTGTAGTTTACCCATCAATGTCGGTGCCAAAGGATTTTATGGCCACCGTGTCTACGCAGCATTCACTCATCTAATTGATACCGAATATGTGATGTACCTAGACCAAGATAATTGGTTGGCAGATGGTCATGTTAAACTTTGTGTTGAAACAATTGAAAGACGAAATCTTGATTGGTGTTATTCATTAAGACAAATTCACGATAAGTCCGGTAAATTTGTTTGCTTTGATGATTGTGAATCATTAGGTAAATGGCAAAGCTATCATGGAATACATCACATAGATACTAATAGTTACTGCGTTAAAACTTCAGTAGCAATTAGAATAGCAAGTGCATGGCATGGTGGTTGGGGTCAAGATAGAGTATTTCTACAAGCAGTAACTCAGCATTTTCCTAAATGGGATTGCACAAATGAATACACGGCACATTATCGTGTAGATGGTGGTAAAGGTTCAGTCAATGCTGATTTCTTTATCAATGGTAATGAAGTAATGATGAAAAAATATGATGGGAAATATCCATGGCGGGAAAAGAATCTGATGTAGTAATTGGTTTTATTACAGGTTACAAATTTTCAAAAATTGCACCATGGGTTCATTCTTTAATCCGTTCAGGATTCTCTGGTCAAAAATGGTTAATTTGTTATAATATTGAAAAACCATTAATTCACTATTTGGAAAGCCTAGATTTCAAAGTAGTTGATATTCAAATGAAAGAACAATTTAATATTGTTAATATTCGTTTCTTACACATTTGGCAAATTCTCAAACAACTTCCAAAAAAACCTCGTTACATCATTAACACCGATGTGGCTGATGTTGTGTTTCAAAAAGACCCATCTATTTGGTTAGAAGAAAACATTGGTGACAAGAAGATTGTTGCCGCAGGCGAATCACTATTATACAAAGATGAGGAATGGGGTATTCACAATATGTACCGTTCTTTTGGTCCTATTGCTGCTGACCACATGAAAGATATTCCTATTCATAATGCTGGTGTTACTGCCGGCACTTACGAAGATTACATTGACTTATGTTATAATGTTTGGTTATTATGTCAAGGTGCACCAATGTATGTTGAAGGTGGTGGCGGACCAGACCAAGCAGCGTTGAATCTATTACTCTCACTTAAACCATACAAAGATATCACCAAGTTTGTCAATCATGATGAACCATGGGCTTGTCAATGTGGCACAACAGCGGACCTAAGAAAGATTGAACAATATCGGCCTAAGTTATTGAGTCCTGAACCTACATTTGACGGTGAATTTGTTTATACATCTGCTGGTGAAAAGTATTCTATTGTTCACCAATACAATCGTATTCCTGAATGGAAAGAAAAGTTAGAGAAAAAATATGAGTGATATTACTATTGTAACAGCATTCTTTGATTTGGGTAGAGGTAGTTTGCCTACGGAAGTCCGTGGCCGTGTATTACCACACCATCAACATAGAACTACTGATACCTATTTTGAATTCTTTAGAAAACAAGCTAAAATTCAAAATGATATGGTAGTTTATACCACCGAAGATTGCGCAGAGAAAATACACAATATTAGGAAAGAATTTGGTTTAGAGAATAGAACTAAGATTGTCGTAATGCCATCTTATCTACCTGATGAACTAAAAGAATATAAAGGATTGATTGAAAAAATACAAGCATCTCCAGAATATTATGGCAAAGTAACTAATCCACAATTAATTGAATATTGGCACGCTGATTATGTGTTAGTTAATATTTTCAAAGCCTTCTATGTTACTCATGCAATTAATTCAGGACTAGTTAAGACAGATTTAACTGCTTGGATTGATTTTGGTTATTGCAGAACGGATACAACTATACCACCAATCAACAAATGGGAATATGATTTTGATAAAGAGAAGATTCATTTATTCAATATTAGAACAATTGAACCTGATAGACCGATTGATTCCATCATCTACACAGGTGATGTTTATATTATGGGTTGTCATATTGTTGCTGGCACCAAGAAGTGGGAATACTTTAGAGGATTGGTTTTAGGTTGTTTGAATAAATTGATAGAACACAACCTTATTGATGATGACCAAACTCTCCTGTTAATGTCCTATTTAACTAATCCTGCTGAATTTGAATTACATTATGTTGACCCATCAGACTGGTTTATTATCTTTAAGAAATTTAACTCATGCTTACAGTAGTATCTCCTCGTATACACAATTTGGGGGACTTTGCTAATTGTTTACCTACATTATCAGGTTTACATAAAGCAACAGGAGAACAAATACATTTCATTATTTGTGATAGGTTACAACAATTTAAAGGTATTAAACAATTGTTGTCATCACAAGAGATGTTCAGTAAAGTGCAATTTGTTTATGAGAATCCTAATGTTTCAAATTATATTTTAATTGATGATACCGGTTCAGATGAAAATCCTGGAAATAGTCCGTTATCAACAGTTCGTTATGCTAATTTTATAAAACAAAACTATAAAATTCAATTTGATATTGATGAAGATTTTGAATTAAGAGTACCAAAAAATGTGGTAGTAGACACAAGCAAAGAGATTGTTGTAGGCGATAGATGGTCATTACAGATAGCAAAAGAGTTGGATACTAGAAGATATTCCAACATGATTGAATCTTCTGGTATTTTGGAAGATAGACCTACGTATTATCTTGACTATACGCATGATTTAGTGTATAATTGTAATATTATCAAACAAAATACCAAACCATTTATTACCACGTTTACGGGTATTGGTATTATTGCCGACTTAATGAAGAAAGATTCTTATATATTATGGGGTGAAGATATTAGAAATTGGGATAATAAACCAATTGAATATTCCTTTCAACGCCATTATTTTAAGAATAGGAATGCTAAACTAGTTTACCTTAATGACTTTGATGTGAATACTTTATGAACACAATACAATATAAAAACAAATCTTATCCAAAATTTCAAGATGAGGGTAACGCATCACAGTTTGCTATTCCTTTTGCCAAACACTTCTGTAATGGCACAGGTTACGATATTGGATGCAATAGGGTAGCTTGGGCTTTTCCTGATTCCATTCCAATTGACTTGAATTTTGATAATGAATGGGAAGCATATCATCTTCCTGAAGAACCAGTTGATTACATTTATTCCAGCCATTGTTTAGAACATCTTCCTGATTGGGTGAAAGCACTTGATTATTGGACATCTAAATTAAAGAATCACGGAACACTATTTCTATATCTTCCACATTATCACCAAGAATATTGGCGTCCATGGAATAATCGTAAACACATTCACATCTTTACACCAGAAATCATTAAAGATTATATGACTGACCGTGGTTATATTAATATCTTTGCTTCTGACCGTGACTTAAATGATTCATTTATGATTGTTGGTGAGAAAATTGCTTAATATCATTTATCGTCTGTGCGAAGCCGAAGCTGATGGAAATATAAGAGATATTCGTCCACGTTGGTATAGTAAACAGAAATGTTTAAAATCTTTTCTTGATGCCATAGAATTTGCTGGTGACCAAGTTGGCCAAGTAATATTTCTCCACGATGGTGATGGACAAATACTACTCAATTTGATACCTGACAAATATGAGATTAGAAAAACCTTTGTTAAAAACAATCGTGATAGTTTATATGAAACGTTTGATATTGCCGATGAGATTGGCGGTAGCATTTATTTTGTAGAAGATGATTATCTACACAAACCTGAATCTATATTAGAAATTGCAAAGGCTTTACCTGAATTAAAACTAGTTACTGGTTACGACCACGCTGAGAAATATACAGGTAAATATCATGCCGAATATGGTTTTGATATTGAAAAGAAAACTCATGGTATTTGGCAAACTGCCGAATTTGCTTGTTGCACATATGCTGTGGATGAATCAATATATAAAATTGTATCTCCTACTATGAAGATATATGGATTATGGGATACAAAATTATTTAAAGCCTTGCACACTCTTGGTATTCCTTTGTGGTCATCAAAACCAGGTTTGACCACACAAGTTGATAGATGTATGTCACCTGGAGTTGATTGGGAAGAATTTAATAAAAATGTCTAATTTAGTTTTAGGTACCTCAATTGGGTATAACGCTGAGCAATTAGAACCTTTTGCAAAATCATTACGCAAGTATTACGATGGCCATATTGCTATGGTTGTTAAAAATGTTGATGAGAACTTACAGAGTTTTTTTGACAAATATAATATTGAAACATTCAATATATTTGAAGATTATAATCATGACCAGATTTGCAATTTAAGACATAAATTTTATCAAGAAATATTAGAAAATAATTTCTTAGATGTTAGTAAAATATTCATATGTGATACGAGAGATGTAGTTTTTCAAGCTGATCCTTTTGAACATGAAATGACTACTGAACTTGAATTCTTTTTAGAAATGCATCATTATAAAAATTGTGATTGCAATACTTGGTGGTTAAAGGGTGGTTATCCTGGTGCTTATGGTGAAGCAGTATTCAATCAAATTGGCGATAACTATATAATTTGTGCTGGTACAACCATGGGTATCCGAACAGGAATTATTAAGTATGTTGATGAAATGGTTAAAGAGTTGAATCGTATTCTTATAGAAAAGAATTGTTATGTGACCGACCAACCAACTCATGGATACCTAATATACAATGGAGTTTTTCCTAGTTACAAACTATATCATACCGGACAAGGTCCAATTTCTACAATGAATCGCTATGATAATATGAAGTTTGATGATAATGGAAATTTATTGAATTTTGATGGTTCAATTTGTCCTATTGTTCACCAATGGGATAGAACAGGTGATAAAAAAGATATATTTTATAAAAAAGCGATGGAGTAAAAAAATGAAAAGTATTGTTACTGGTGGTGCCGGTTTTATTGGTTCAAATCTAGTAGATAAATTAGTTGAACTTGGACACGATGTTATCGTAATTGATAATGAATCTGCCAATTCAAATGACCAGTTTTATTATAATGAAAAAGCAACTTATGCTGTAGAAGATATTGCTGACTACGAAAAAACTAGACCTTTATATGAAGGTGTAGATTATGTTTTCCATTTGGCAGCAGAATCTCGTATTCAACCTACGATTGAGAATCCAATTCTAGCAGTTCGTACCAATGTTTTAGGTACTGCAACTGTATTACAATGTGCTCGTGAAGCTGGTGTTAAAAAAGTGATGTATTCTTCCACTTCTTCGGGTTACGGATTAGCGAATACTCCTCCACTCAATGAAACAATGCCAGATGATTGTTTAAATCCTTATTCTGTTGCTAAAGTTTCTGGTGAAAAACTCTGTAAGATGTATACCGACTTATTTGAATTGCCAACAGTTGTATTCCGTTATTTCAACATTTATGGTCCAAGAGAACCATCTAAGGGTCCATACGCACCAGTAGTTCGTCTATTTTTGCGCCAATATCGTGCTGGAGAATCTTTGACAATTGTTGGTGATGGTGAACAACGCAGAGATTTCACTTATGTAAGTGATGCTGTTAATGCTAATATTTTGGCCATGCAGTCCCAAGAAACCGGACTATTCAATATTGGAACCGGCAGAAATCATTCAGTATTGGAACTGGCCAACATGATTTCTGATAAACAGACTTTTATTCCACCAAGATTGGGTGAAGCTAGAGTCACCTTGGCGAATAATACCAAAGCAAAAACAATTCTTGGTTGGGAACCACAGGTCCGTTTAGAAGATTACATCAAAGAACAGCTGTAAATCCAACAATTCCGTTGACTATGTATCTAAGCCAATCTTTTGACGGATTGGCGTTAGAATTTCACAAGTTGGATAAATAAGTCCAAATTCACTCTTTTTAGTAGCCATAGTGTGCTACATCTTAAAAAGGACTTCATGTTACCGTTTCGTATTTTTCTTAAAGAAGAAGCTTCTGAAGAAGCAAGTGGCAAACTCAAGCATATAGACCATGCTGAAGATAGGCCTATTCTTTACGGAAATACCAAGCGTGGTTTTAACCATGCTTACGATGCCCTAATGAAGGCACACAATCATACAAAATCCGGTAGTAAGAGTTCCGACCTAACAATGAAATATGATGGCTCTCCATCATTAGTTTTTGGTCATCATCCTGAGACCGGCAAATTCTTTGTTGCCAGTAAGTCCGCTTTCAATAAAAACCCAAAGATAAACTACAACGATAAAGATATTGCCAAGAACCATGGACACGCTCCTGGTTTGATGAAGAAATTACAAGCAGCATTACATCACATTAAAAAGGTAGCACCTAAAACTGGTGTATACCAAGGAGATATGATGTTCTCCGAGAATGATGATGAGAAAGAGGCAAGAAAAGAGAAAAAAGGCGGCAAAGTATCTTTTAATCCAAATACCATCAATTATACTGCTAGTGGTGAAGAAGCAGATAAAGTTAAAAAAGCCAAAGTTGGTATAGTTGTCCATCAGCAATATCATGGCGATTCTATTGATAATATGCAGGCGGATCCACATCCAGATTTACACAATTTTGGAAAACATCCAGATGTTTGGATGAAAGGCGCTGAACATGATACTAGAAATGTTCATTATTCAGAAGATGACCAAAAAGAATTCTTAAAGCATTTAAATAAAGCAAAACTCATACATGACAAGTATGGTAAATCAATGTATGAAGGCACAAAGATGCATCGTGGCGCCGATGGTCATTTAATTACCTATATCAATCAGACTGTGAGAACCGGTGAAAAACCTTCTGCAGAAGGACTAGCAAAACATATTCAAGAAAAATATGGAAAACTAAAACCATTAAAAACTCCAGCTGGTCAATCTCGTAGAGATACTGAATTAAAATCTCACCTAAATTATATTAAACAGAATAAAAAACATTATGAGCATTTGTTGGATATGCACCATCATTTACAAGCGGCTAAGAATACATTAGTCAAAAATTTAGAACAACATACTGGTGGTTTGGAACATGACATTGAAGGTAAACCAACAGGTCCAGAAGGGTTCGTAGTTAACCATGCTGGAGAACCTACTAAATTAGTAAACCGTGAAGAATTTGCCAAAGCAAATTTATTGAGAACAAGTAAGTTTGGTAAGAAGCCTAAAGAAGAAACTGAATGAAATCATTTTTAGAACTATATGAAGAAAAGAACGCCACAAAAAATCCTGTGGTGATGGCTTTTGGTCGCATGAATCCTCCAACCACAGGTCATTTAAAATTAATTGATAAGGTTCGTTCTGAAGCTGAAAAACGTGGCGCCAAACATACCGTTATTGTTTCACATACACAAGATTCCAAAAAGAATCCATTATCTGGCGAACAAAAGTTAAGGCACTTGAAACGTTATTCTCCAGGTACTCATTTTCAATCATCTTCATCCGAATCACCAACACTACTACATCACGCATCAGAATTACATTCTAAAGGCCACGACCATTTAGTTATGGTTGCAGGTTCTGACCGTGTTAAACAGTATCAAAAATTATTAAATGATTATAACGGCAGAAAAGGTCCTCACGGATATTACAACTTTAAAAAGATTGAAGTAGTATCTGCTGGCCACAGAGATCCTGATGCTGAAGGTGCAGAAGGTATGTCTGGCACTAAGATGAGAGAACACGCCAAACATAATAATTTTTCAGGATTCCGTGAAGGTGTTCCGCATCATGTATCAGATGCTCACGCAAAAGAACTCATGCACGATGTTCGTAAAGGCATGGGTTTAAATGAAGAACTGTATAGAGGTCATTTCAAAGCAATTTTTGTAACTGGTGGTCCTGGTTCCGGTAAAGATGTTGTTATACGTGAAGCTATTGCCGAATCAAAAATTACCGAATTAAACTTTATTCAAGCTAGAGATTACTTGGGTGATAAACAAAAATTATCTGAGAAAACTAATGATTTGCGGAGAGAAGCTATCCGTTCCCGTGGACCATTGATTATTAATGGTCCAGCAGATGATATTGAAAAAATTACATATATTAAAGAAGAATTAGAAGAACTTGGTTATCAAACAATGATGATTTTTGTTCACACCAATAATGAAACCAGTAAAGAAAGAAATTCTAATTTAACTCGCATGATGGCTGAATCCGTCAGGCAAGATAAATGGCAAAAAGCACAAGAAAATATTATACAATTCAATGAGATGTATAATAACTTGGTAACCTTTGACAACACAGGAAACCTAGATACCAAAGAAGAAGATAT